TGACTAATTGGAACGTACAGTGTGGAGAAGTTGTGACTCTTACATTAAGAGGTCACTCTAGTTATCTTGACACCTTGTACTTCAACGGTTTCACCCGTTCAGTAACTGTACAAGCTCCTTGCTGTGATTGTGGTGCCGATCCTTGTGCTGACGTTAACACTAACGCATTGATCAACCAGTTCATTTTCCAATTGAACCTTGCAGCTCCTGGTAACAACCCTGACAACATTACATTGTCTGATTTCTATACTTTCGAAAACGTAGGTGGAACTATCCTTCGTATTTCTGGTAAGCCTCTTACTAAGTATGGCCAGCCTTGCGATATTGCTGCATTCCCTTGGGAATATGACAGAATGTACTTCCGTACTTTCGTATACCAAGGTCCTGCTACCACTGCTGACTTCATCGTTGCTGACAACTGTGATATCGTAGCTAACCCTGTTGTTGTTCAGAGATCTTCTTACCCAACTGGTACTGCTGAAGAAATTGCTCAGCTTGAGAAGAACTTCTACAGCTATCAGGCTGGTTACTTGAAGCACTTGTACAGAATGAATGGCTACAACGAGAACTTTGAGACTTATGTAAGCACTGGCGTTATCTATAACACCTATTACATCAAGTTCAACCAGTTCGATCGTTCTGCTTATCAGTGGGGTGATTACATCTATGAGGATAGCATGGTGATTGTTGCTGTTCCTAACGCTGCCACTCCAGGTAACGCTGGTATTTCTACTGCTGTTGAAGCTGTTCTTGAAGCTGCTCTTGGTACTGTACTTGATAACAATGCTTGTATCACTACAACTACCACTACAACTTCTACACCTCCAACAACTACTACCACTACTAGCACTTTGATTCCTTAATAGTAGGTAAGTTAAAATTTCTACAACCTATGCCAGAGGGTGAGAGGATTAGTTCTCAAAATCCTCTGGCATTTTATTTATAACTCCCATGCCAACTCTGAATTTAGATATTCTTGTAGTTCCAACATACAGCACGTTAACACTTGCTGTAGCTGATGCTTCTACGTATCCAACTACACCACCAAACGTTACATCTCCATCTATTGAGATAAATGTTCCTAACTTTGGGATAGTAAACCTTCCATTTGTTGTTAATACACTAAATGTATTTACAAGTTCTAACTTAGGTATTTCAACACTTGGTAATGATCCACTTCCTGATGGTATCTACTATCTAAAGTATTCAGTGGCTCCAGCAAACGTAAACTTTGTTGAAAGAACCATCATGCGTGTAGAGAGACTTCAAGAAAAGTTTGATGGAGCGTTTATGAGACTTGACATGATGGAGTGTGATAGAGCAATTAAAACACAATCTAAGGTGGAGCTTACAACTATATCATTCTTTATTAATGGAGCTTTAGCAGCTGCAAATAATTGTGCTACAGTTGAAGCAAATAGATTGTATCTTCAAGCTGACAAAATGCTGAACAACTTCTTAAGAAACAACTGTGGATGTTCAGGAAATAATTATGCAACTGTAACAACGTATTACTAATATGGCAAAGTGTTCAAGCTGTGGAGCAAGTGTAGGATGTGGATGCAATCTGAAAAATGGAATGTGTGCATATTGTGCACAGAAGAAAAAGGATGAGATTACAGTTGCTCCACCATCAGATAAAAACTAAAAGATATGTTACAACCTAGATTAACATCTTGTCCTGAATGTGTTGATATTCCAACATTATTAGGCGATATTGAATGCAAGATTACAGAAGTTGCAAAGAATCTTTACAACAACACTGTATTTGCATTGAATATGCCCATACCGTATACAACAATGATAGACCTTCTAAACTATAGAAGAATCTTGACATATAAGTATTGTAACCCAGATTACGCTAGTCAATTTAGCGTATGTCAAATAGCTAGTAAAGTAAAACTTCTAAAATATAAATAAATGAGCTGCTCTAATTGCTTTAATGGATGCACAGAAATCATATCTGATCAGTGCGTAAGATATACAGGATTTAATATTCCTGCCCTTGGTATTTCAAATGGCGACACTCTTGCTAATGTTGAATTACAAATTGCAACATTCATAATAGATCTGTCTACTGGTAATGGGATTATTCCTGTTATCAATCCAGCTGATCTTTGCGCATTGGTGAGTGGCTTTCTTCCAGTGTCTGGTGAAATAACACTTAATGATGTTATATCAGCATTGATTCGATCAATTTGCTCTTTAAAAACCAGTGTTACAGCAATTGAATCAACACTCACCACCCTCAATGCCAATTATACAATTGGATGTCTTACAGGTGTAACATCATCATCTGACACACATGACATTCTCCAAGCAGCTATTAACAAGCTGTGTTCAACAGCTACTGATCTAACATTACTAGCAGCCAATGTTAACACAAACTATGTTAAGCTTGCTGATTTGAATAGTCTTATTCAAGCATATTTGAATAGCATTGCTCCATCCAATCTGTACAAGAATAAAATGGTGCCATATATTGCGTATGAGTATTATGGTCCTATTACAGGTTTTGATGTTACAGGAGCAGGCTCTGGTTTATTTGCAAACGTATATTTGTGTAATGGTAGCAATGGTACACCAGACAAGAGAGGACGTGTTGCTGTAGGAACTACAGATGGAACTATGGCTGGTACAATAACAATGAGTTCTATAGTTAACCCATCCACACCAGGTAATCCAAGCTACTCACTTAATGGTTTAGCAGGTGCGAATAATGTCACCTTGACAACAAGTCAAATTCCTTCACACACGCACACAGCTACAGCAACATCAACAGCTACTCCTCACAGTCACTTCATTGCTAAGAGTGGTGCACAAGATGGAGATCTAGATAATGTAAGTCCTCTTGATACTTTGTGGGACGCTGGAGACAACTTCTCTTACAATCTTAAAAAGACACCAGGAACTGCTAATCTAGGACCAACTAATAATGCTACAGTAACTGTCACTACTAGTGTAGTTGTTGATCCAGCAGGTAGTGGATCATCTCATAGCAACATCCAGCCTACAATTGGTGCTTATTATATCATGTACATCCCATAAAACTATGCCATTCAATACTAATTGCCCAGGATGCGGATCTTTAGGTCCATGTGGTTGCAGCGGTGATCAATGTGATTTTGTATCTTCTGAAAATGTTAAATATGTAGGTCCAAACCTAGCAGGAACAGGAATACAAAGCTGTGACAATCTCACAGTTGCATTACAGAAGATTGACAATGCAATTGCTCTTATAGAATCACAAATATCTCCAACACCAACTCCAACAACTACAACTAGTACATCAGCTGGCCCAACTACTAGTACAACTAGTACAACAACTTCAAGACCTGGATATTATTCTTGGTATTTAGGAGGACTGGCAAATATTGCAAATCCATGTACAGCAGCTATACTACTACCTATATTGTATACATCTGTTCCTGTATTAGCAAATGGCGTAGTTTTATACACCAACACTGCTTTAACAACTACTTATAGTGGTTATATTTACATAACCAATTTAAGTACTAGATGGACAGTATCAAGTGGAGGAGTGTTAAGTGCAGCGAATTCTTGCTAAAATACAATTAAACAACCAAGCTTATGAGTGCTATATGTGGAGCTGAACCATGTCCTCTTTTATTATCATCCTCTTGCGTTTTTTACGAGGGTGAGAATTTATTGTACATTGGTGTAAATACAAACGATAGTCTACAAACTGCTCTACAGAAGATAAACCAAGCATTTACAAATGCTCAGATGGGTTACATCTTCAATAATGGTTTAATTCAATCAGCATTAAGTCAACCAGTTCAGCTTGGCGGTAGTTTAATACAAAACACAACCATCTCAGGAAACTATACACTTACATTACAGGGCAATGTTCAGGCTGCAAGACATATAACAACAGGTGGTACATCATCTCAATTTGTTAAAGGTGACGGTACACTAGACAGCTCATCTTTCCAACCTCCAGGAAACTACATCACAGCTCTTTCTGGTGATGGTGTAGCAACAGGACCAGGTGCTGTAGCTTTCACGCTAAACACTGTTAATTCAAATCCAGGAACTTTTGGAGCAGGGTCTTTAATCCCTGTAGTTACAGTGAATGCCAAGGGACTAGTAACTAGTCTTACAACAACACCATTGGTAACAGCTCCACAATCAATCACCTTCATAGGTGATGTATTTGGAACAGGGTTTACACAATCTACAATAACATTAGTATTACAGAATGTAAATGCTAATCCATACGGTGGTGTAACACCATTAAAGTTTGCTGTAAACGCAAAAGGATTGGTTACAGCAGCATCCCCTATTACATCTGGTGACATTATATCTATATTAGGATACACACCAGGAACAGTTTCTTCTGTAGGGATAAGTGTTCCTCCAGCATTTGCTGTTTCAAGTAGTCCAGTTACAACATCTGGTGTTATTGGTATATCAGCAATTGGAACAGCTTCACAATACATCAAAGGTGATGGATCGTTAGGCACTGCTCCAATTAGTACTTCTGGTACTGCTGGAACAAGCGGTACTACAGGCACCTCTGGCACCTCTGGTACATCTGGTACCACAGGTACTTCTGGAACATCTGGCACTACTGGCACTAGTGGATCGAGTGGAACTACAGGTACCAGCGGTACCACAGGAACAAGTGGCTCGTCTGGTTCTTCAGGAACAACAGGAACTAGTGGAACCAGCGGAACAGCTGGTACTAGCGGAACTTCAGGTTCTAGTGGTACAAGTGGAACCAGTGGAAGCACTGGAACCTCAGGATCAAGCGGAACAACAGGAACGTCTGGCAGTAGTGGCACTACAGGTACTTCTGGTAGTTCAGGGACAAGTGGAACCACTGGAACAAGTGGTAGCTCTGGAACTAGCGGAACTACTGGTCTTGATGGTAGTAATGGTACAAGTGGCTCTAGTGGTACAACAGGCTCTAGTGGTACGAGTGGTACGAGCGGTACTACTGGAACAAGCGGTACAGCAGGTACTAGTGGAACGACTGGTACATCAGGTTCTTCTGGCTTATCTGGAGATAGATTTGCCACTACATCAAGCTCAACATACACGCTACAAGCACCAGGAAACTCAGGAACTATTACAGTGGGTCTTGGACTAGCATACACTGTAGCGCAATCTATAATTATTG